CAGATGTGTATAAGAGACAGGTTGTTATATATAACATAGGCTGTTATTGTTTCTCCTGTGCAATGTCGCACACAAGGGAGACTTACAATGCTAAGAACAGTGGATGTAATGTATGACGCGGTTGACCTCTATGACCAAATAGATGGTGACCTGGATCGAATCGAAGAGTTTAGCCCTGAAGATCGCGGTTACTTAATTCTTGAGATAGAAAATCAAACCGGTGAAATACTTTCTGAGGCAATGTTACGTGCTAACAACCCAGAAGAGTTCATCGTAAACCTCTTTGCGCCAGAGCGCGCTTCTGACCCGTTTATCGACAATATGCGTGAGGCGCTGTGGTATTACGCGCGCCCGATTGTTGAGCAAAACCTCGAGCGTCAGTTTGACATCATCATTAACGCACGCGCATACGGAGGCTAGAGATGTCGGCTAATTACGAAGCAGTTATGTCCAAAGGGTGGAAAGAAATATCTTTAGTGTTGGCTAGGGAGTACCGGCATGGTTTTGAGTGTGGTTATTACGGTCGTTACATGGAGCTAAAGCCACGCATGAGTGACGCCTACTCGCAAGGTTATGCGGCAGGTGATGAGCTGGCACGACAGGAGTATGCATTGAGTGCGGCTCCACAACAGGGTTACGAAGACGTGACCTACGAAGAAATGGCAAAAGGAGCTTAATTATGGAAAACACCTTTAAATTGTTGTCGCAAGTAGACTGCGGCGAGTTTATCGAGAAGAAAGGAAACCTGTCTTACATTAGCTGGGCGTCTGCTTGGCAGAAGTTGTGTGAGCATTGCCCTGACGCGACGTACGAGCATCATGATTGGATCACAACGCCAAACGGTGAGGTTATGGTGTTCTGCACTGTCACTGTCGGCGGCGTGTCTCATAAGGCTCATTTGCCGGTCTTGGACCATAAGAATAAGCCGATTCAAATTCCAAACGTGTTTCAACTAAACACATCAATGCAACGCTGTTTTGCAAAGGCTATCAGTATGCACGGATTAGGCTTGTACGTTTATCGAGGTGAGGATCTTCCGCCGGCCGAAGAGATTGATCATACGGCTATGTATGAGGAGTTCTTACGCCAGCATGAGGAGAATAAGCATAACTGTGCGGTGTGGTATAGCCAGCTCAGTGAAGAAGAAATGAATGCCGTTAAAGAGGGATCTCCGAAAGGCAAGAAGACGGCAACGCATCAGCTTACTCGTGATTTAGTAACGCAAATGCACGCTAACTTTGACGACTACGCTGAGAAGCTAACAGAGGCCGTTCACAATGGCGATGTGGTGTTTATTGAGCAGTTGCAGGGTGAGTTAGAGGACTATGAAAGGGCGTGCGTAAAAGATCGTCTTTCAAGCGAAGTTAAGTCGCAGTACAAGCAAGTAATGATTAACGCAAAAGCAAATAAGGAGTAAGACAATGCCGTATGAAAACAAGCCGCGCGAGGGCGCACTGTTTAAAAACAAAGAGAAGACCGCTGAGACCGATCCTGATTACAAGGGCAGTTATAAACACGCAGATGGCACTGAGGATGGTCTTAATGTATGGATTAACACCAGCAAGAGCGGCGATAAGTACATGAAGATCAGTGGATGGAGTAGGTCCGAGGCAGCCGCGAAAGGAGTTCAACAAGCAAAACAAGCCTTAGCACCTCAACCCGAGCCGCAACCACAAGGATTTCCAGAAGATGACATCCCATTTTAAGGTAGGCGATCAGCTCACTGAGTTGCTTAAATCGTGTGGTGATCCAGCAGGTCAAGTAATGGCTGAAAAGATGGGCGTCACACCAATGACCATTCACCGATGGAAAAAGTCTGAGGACATGAGGCTCGGTCGTATAGTCGAAATAGCCGAATATTTTGGCATGGACTTAGAAGAGTTTTTATCTTGGGAGGAAAAACTATGAGCCAGAAGAAGCGATTGTTGTCGTACCTAAACAGTGGCAAGAAGCTAACGCGATTGAATGCATGGGATGAGCTTGGGATTATAGAGACCCCGGCTCGTATCTGTGAGTTGCGTGCAGACGGCCACAAGATTCGATCTGAGCTGAAAACCGTAATGAACAGATACGGTGACGCAGTAACGATTGCAGAGTGGTCTATCTAAAAGTAAAAAGCCCCTCGATTGAGGGGCCAGAGGGAGTCACTTGAACCGTGGTGGATTTAAGTGATAGTCTTTACTCGGCTAGAAACAAAGACATGGGTAGTATACACGACGGGACGTCCCTGGACACCCCTAGACACCACCAGACTACTCATGCCTCCTTTTTTAGTCAGAGATTATCGGGCGTTAGGCCGAGGAACATAAGAACCTCGGAGACAGAGTTGACCCTCTCTATAATGCGCCTCCCTGTGCCGAGAGCTGGTAAAGGGAATAGATGTCAAGATTCGATACGGTAATCAAAGCTCGTCATTACTAATTAACTAATTTGCTGGAGCTTGCTCCGGCATTAAAAGGGAAGTGTGGATGATAATTTTAATTGATGGTACTTACTACGAACCCGATGATGCCCAGATCATTTATTGGCAGAATGCGTTTCCAAAGGTAGACGTGTTTGCTGAATTAAGCGCAATGGCCGCATGGTGTGATGCTAATCCTAAGAAGCGAAAGAAGGATGGAAAGAGATTTGCGGCAGGGTGGATATCTAGGGCATCACAGCAAGAACGAGGCGTGTCGCCATTTGCAGAGAAAATGACTACAAATAATGGTAAAATTGGCATGAAGTCCTGGAGTACAGTAGACGATTGCACTCACGATTTTATGAAGTCAGAAAGTTACAGGTCGCATTGCTTGGAAAAGTACGGCCAGTACGTCACGTTTGATGGCGAGAGGGTAACGTCTTGAGCGAGCGATGGATTGTTAACAACAAGTACCAGGCGCAGCAGTTTTGCGAGCACATCATGAAACATCAAAATTCTGGCAAGGTGTACGAAATCCTAGAGCCAAAACTCACTTCACAGCAGATGAAGGCTATACACGCTTATTGCGATGACATAGCACGCGCTCTGGCGGCCTCTGGGAATGATATGCAACACATTGTAACCTTGCCTATAGAACCGACAGGAAAGCTCGTAAAGGAGATTATGTGGCGTCCTGTACAAAAGGCTTTGTTTGATAAGAAGTCTGTAACGCAACTAAAGATGCGCGATGTAGACGACGTGTTTCGAGTCATTGCCAAACACCTGGCTGAAACTCACGATATCGATGTGAGATTTGGTCGGGGGTAATAGATTCTGGGGGGAATCATGAGCCTACTTGATTACTGTACAACTAAACGTCAACACGAAGTCATTACTCTGCATGAGGATGGGCTAGGCTATCAAAAAATCGGCGACAAGCTTGGAGTCAGTAAGTGGGTCGCGCGTGACACTATAAAAAACATAAAGCGCAAAGCCGCTATGCAAGGCTATTCTCCCGAACATGACATGGTGCATACGGTCCCAAAAGATATCTTCAAAGTCCGTGGTGTTTCCACGCTGTATAATAATGAAGGAAAACCCGTTAGCCAGTGGGTTAAGTCAATGGCTGACAAGGAAGCGATGCTTGAGGCTTCACTTGAGGCATTTAAGGCTGGATTCCTTGAAGAGATAGATGGCCTTCACAAGCCCGTAAAGGCTCCAGAAGCAACAAAGAACGAAGATAGGCTATCAGCCTACTTAATTGGAGATCACCATCTTAACGCGCTCTGCTGGTCCCCTGAGACGGGTGGCGATGACTGGGATACAAACATTGCTCAAGACGTACTGATCAAGGCCGTTGATAAGCTAGTGTCAGCATCTAATGAATCGCAAGTTGGCGCGCTAATCAATCTTGGAGATTTTTTGCACGCAAACACCGCGGATAACAAGACGGGAAAAGGCACCCCCGTTGACGTGGACGGAAGATTGGGCCGGGTCATTCGCGTTGTTGGTAATCTATTTAAAGTTTTAATCACTCGTATGTTGGAAACGCACCCAGAGGTATGGCTTATCAACGTCCGTGGAAACCATGATCCTGATGCAAGTCTCTGGCTGAATGAGATGATGCGCTTGTACTTCCACAATGAACCGCGTGTAAAGGTCTTTGACAACTTCAGCAAATGGATACATTTCGAGTGGGGAAAGACTCTTGTTGTTATGCACCACGGGGACAGGGTAAAGACCCAAGCACTTTACGAGGCTGTAACTCGCGACTATGCAGAGGAATGGGGACGTACTAAGCACCGATATTTGTACCACGGTCATATCCACCACCGCACAGTAACAGAGCTGGGCGGATTGCATCTGGAGAGTTTTGGTGTTCTATGTCCGCCCGATTCTTTCCACTCAGCATCTGGCTATGGCTCCGCTCGATCAATGTCTTGCGTTATCTTGGATAAAAACTATGGAGAGCACAGCCGATTCAAAGTGGGCATCGATTCTTTGGAGTAAAAACGTATAATGGGCTGTAAATAAAACTTAAAGGGTGCAGCCTATGATCGATCTAATCAATGTGCCATTGGCAAGGGGGGGATCGGTCGTATTACTAATAAAAAACATAGGCGGAGCCATAACAAACAGGGATAACCCAGACTACACGGACGTGTACTCAGCGCCATTCATTGACCCGGTTACCATTGACATGGATATCGATCAGTTCGGCGAGATATGGTTTTCGGCCCTTTGTGAGGACATGGATTCAATCGATGACTACATCACGCATACCGCAATGGCGATGCACTAAATGCAACGAGCGCATGGAGCCGTTATTCACTCTGAAAAAGCCTGGCTATCTTCGTGGATGGCTTTGTAAGTGTGGTAACTTCGAGAAAGCAATCTTAAGAGAAAGGAAGTTCACCATTGGCCAAGCGGAAACCCAAAACAGTAACGAAGCTTAAACAAGAAGCGGCTACCTTGCTGCAAAAGCTGGTACGTATGAAGTATGCCAATGACAGCGGATTTTGTGAGTGTGTTACTTGCGGAAAGATGGGCCATTACAAAGAGATGGACGGTGGTCACTGGATCAGCCGAAACTCAGCTCACCTGCTAACAGAGGAAAACATCCATCCTCAGTGCAAAGGTTGCAACCGCTTTATGTCAGGATGCCACGAGCAGTACACGTTGTTTATGATCGACACTTATGGCATGGAGCTGGTAAGAGAGCTGTCAGAGACTAAACGCCAAGTAATGAAATACAACCCAATAGACCTAGAAGACCTAATTACTGACTTTAAGCAGCGCATCAAAGAACAAGAGCAGCGCCTGGCTGGCGTGTAGCTATAACACTGTATGTGATATAATGATCCTGCCTATATGGAGGTGATTATGTGTACGAAAGTGAAGCGTGCCATGTTCTGTACTCGCAATGGCTATAAGCACATAGAGAATCTCGACACAGTTTGTATTCTGGTCGGGAGGTTAAAAGGTCTAACTGAGTCTGAGTACCTTGATCTATGCGCTGTTAACAAGCTAGAAAATGCGCGTGCGCTTGAGATGGCAAAACATTACCCAACTCGGTAGTTAAGCGAGCCAAACTCGGGTGGTATACACCCTAGCCTTCTGCCCCCCAAAAAAAGCGTCACATTTGTCGCAAACCCTTGTGCGCCATAACACCCTTTGTTAATTTATCTACATCGGCTGGGGACACAGCCACTAACCAAGGGAGAAACACAATGTTATTAACTTACGAAGAAGCAATCGAAAATGCACGAGATCGCGTTCAAGAAGAGTTGGATCGGTACGATGACGCTGAATTCAATTTCAACTCATACGCTGATAATCGCCCATTAGTTGCCGTTTATTATGCCGACTATTTATTCGCCTAGGGAGAATCGGCTATGACTAAGTGTGTGCATAAAAATTTTCAGTTTGGCGAAGCGCCTTTCAAATTTATTGGTGTATGGTCTGCGCCTTCACGCTCATTGCTTGAGCAAAATCCAAGTGCCTATAATTTGCAGATGCAGGCAAAACCTAAGTTTTGTCATTTCGGTTGCGACCATTGTGGTACAGCGATCGATCATCATTACGTCCTACGTGACGCTAAAGGCAACAAATATTGCGTTGGTAGCTCGTGCATCGCCAAAGTAGGCAATGTCCTAAATTTGTCGGACGCAGAAGCCGCAGAGCGCAAGCGTCAACGCGAATTAAGTCGTGCGCGTGCAGAAGCCAAGCGTGAGCAGGAGCGCCTTGCTCGTGAGGCTAAATTGCAGGCCAAGCTTGCGGCAGAGCGCGAGCGTAATGGCGGGCTTACTGACGC